GGACACAACCGCACTCAATCAGATTGTAACCCTGGCCCTCCAGCTGGGCGCGACCAACGCGACACTGGTGGATGAGCCGATGCTCGATCCCGACCCGGAGGAGGATGCCGGGAAGTACCTTGCTGTCAGCCGAGCCGCGAAAGCACTCACTGATCGCACCCGTCTGCGAGCCGCTGGCCTGGCACTCGCGCTCAATCATTCGTAAGTAGAAGGAAGCACCGATGAAAGACATCAAGCAGCTGTACTTGGCCGCTGGTCAGTCCCATCACCAGGCCAAGGCCATCATGGACGAGTATGCCGGCAAGGATATGCCCGCCGAGAAGTCGAGCCAGGTCGATGCGCTCCTGGATGAGGTCGAGGCCTCGACCGCCGAGGCCAAGCGCCTGGAGCGCATCGCCGCCCTGGGCAGCACGCTGGACGAACCCGAGGGTCGGCTGGGCAATGGCGGCCTGGGCGGCGAGAAGGCCGACGAGAAGACACTGGAGCAGAAAGCCTTCGGCAACGCGCTGCGCCGGGGTAGCTGGACGCTGACCGCTGAGGAGCGGAAGGCGCTCCGTGCCGATGACGATCAGGCGGGCGGCTTTATGACCGCCCCGCAGCAGTTCGCCACCGAGCTGCTGAAGTTTGTCGATGACGAGGTTATCGTTCGGAAGCTCGCCACGGTGCAGCAGCTGGGCCAGTCCGAGAGCCTGGGCGTGTTGTCTCTGGATTCCGACCTGTCGGACTGGGAGTGGACGACCGAGCTGGCCACCGGCAGTGAGGATACCGTCAAGCCCTTCGGGAAGCGTGCCCTCAAGCCCCACCCGCTGGCCAAGCGGATCAAAATCTCCAACACGTTGCTTCGCCGGAGCACCCGACCGGCTGAGGCACTGGTGCAGGAGCGGCTTGGCTACAAGATGGGTGTGACACTGGAGAAGGCATACCTGGTCGGTGATGGAGCCGCGAAGCCGCTGGGAATGTTTGTCGCCAGCAACGACGGAATCCCGACCAGTCGGGATGTGACCTATACGGTCACTAACGATAAGACCAAGGTCGATAGCCTGATCGATATGAAGTTCAGCCTGAAGGGGCAGTATCAGGCATCCAAGACCACCCGCTGGCTGCTGCACCGCGACTTCCTGAAAGCCGTGCGCAAGCTCCGCGACGCCAATGAGCAATTTGTCTGGGCTCCTGGTCTCCAGGGCCAGCCCATGACTCTGCTGGATGTGCCGATCGCCATGTCCGAGTTCGCTCCGAATACCATCAGCTCGGGCAACTATCTGGCGGTGCTGGGCGATATCAAGTTCTACTGGATCGTCGATAGCCTACAGCTGCAGATCCAGACGCTGATGGAGCTCTACGCCGAGACCAATCAGCGCGGCTATATCGGGCGCTATGAGGGCGACGGTCAACCCATGCTGGCAGAGGCCTTTGCTCGCCTGAAGCACGCCTGAGTCGGTTGTAATCGTTGGATTGTGGGCCGCTCCGGTGGCCCACCTAGTCCCAGGAGACTGCTATGGAATTTCTTTCGAGTAGTGTCAAAACCATCCGCGTGATGAACGCGGTGGCCGCTGGCACAACCGATCAAAATAGCACCGTGGTCGATACCGCGGGCTATGAAGGTGTGCGCTTCATCTCCCTGTTTGGCGCGCTGACGGCGACCCAGGTTACCAGCGTGAAGCTCCAGCAAGGCACCCTTGCTGATGGGTCGGATATGGCCGACCTGGAAGGCACCAGCACCGGCCCGCTGGTCGACGCCGACGGCAACAAAATGCTGATCGCCGAGGTGTACCACCCGCGTGAGCGCTACGTCCGCCTGGTGATTGATCGTGGTACTGCCAACGCGGTCATTGATGGCGTGATCGCCGAGGTGTACCACCCGCGTGTAATGCCCATCACCCAGGATACCAGCGTGAGCGCGGCCGAGAAGCACGCCAGCCCAGCCGAAGGGACGGCCTAGGCGATGGCACTGCTGACGACGGAGCAGCTGCGCAATCAGGTCTCGACCGGCCTGACGGATCCAGCCCTCCAAGCAATCCTCGATCGGGAGGAGGCTGAGCTGGTGCGCCGAATCGGCGCGCATCCTGACGGCGTGACGGCCGTTGTCGAGATGCGGCAGCCGGAAGCCCTGCACGTCTATCTATGCTATCCCGTCGTCAGCGTCAGCAGTGTTGAGGAGCGGGCGCTGGGCTCGACCACGTGGGCCACCGTGACAACGAACGCCTATGAGGTTGATCCCGGCAGCGCCTATCTGGAGCTGGTCAGCGGTACCTGGGGCGCTCGTGTCCGGGTCACCTATATCCCCACTGACCAGCGCCCCCGCCGCGCGGCCGCGCTGATTGAGATCATCCGCCTGGCTCTGGAACGCACGGCCATGAAGAGCGAGAACATCGCCGGCGAATACTCGTACACCGCGCCCGAATGGGACATTGTCCGGGCGGATATTTATCGAACATTAGGATTTATGGAGGTCTAACCATGGCAAACGTTACACTCACCGTCAGTGACACCCGTCGGCCCAGCAATGGCCTGAACGTGACCGACAACGGCACGGTGGTCGGCGCCGTTGATACCTATTTTGTGCCGAACAACGGCCAGGTCAAACTGCTGGTCACCAGCACGCCAGGGTGTGTGGTCACGGTGCAGACGCCGGGCACCGTCGATGGCCTCGCGGTCACTGACTACACCGCCACTATCGCTGCCACCAAGCAGCACGTGCTGGGCCCATTTTCTGGCCAGACCTATAACCTGGCTGATGGCACCATTCAGGTCACGTTCAGCGCGGCTGCAACCGTCTACTGCGTGCGTGGCTAGCGATGGGCGTTGATTCACATTTCATTCACACCTGCACCATCGAGCGGCCGGAGAACCGCGCCGACCCGTATGGTGAACCGATTGAAACGTGGATCCCGCTGGCCACAGCGGTGCGCTGCCGCCTGGTCATCAATGTGCAGCGCGTCGCACCCAGTGCGTTCGCCGAATCGCCGGTGATGACGAAATCGAAGCTCCTGCTGGCTGCGAACACCGATATCCAGCAGGGCGATCGCATCACGGCGGTGCGGGACGAGCGGGGCGTTGTCGACGATACCATTTGGACAATTCAGGCCGTGCTGCCGCGCCGCGCCAACGCGCAACGCCATGTCACGGTCCTTGTGGAGCAGAACAATGGCCGATCCCAATAATTACGATATCGAAGCCTGGCGGGCGGCAGGCGCGGTGGTCAGCGTCCGCGGGCGCCTGTACGTCGCGGTCGATGAACTGCAGAAAGAAGGGGCTGATGGCGAAGCCGAAACTGCGGTGGAACAAAAGCCTGCTCGCGCACATCGCGCCAAAGCTGATCACAGCGATGAACGAAATCACGCTGCGAGCGGAGGGGGCAGCGAAGGCTGAGCTCTACCCCGGTCACGGCGTTCGCTTTGGCACGCTGCGCCGAGGAGTCCTGGCGGTTCCGGCGCGGCGGCAGGGAATGAAAATCATCGGCGGCATTGGCACGGGGCCGGGGTCAGTTAAATACGCGGCAATTATCCACCGCAAGTACGAGTATCTGACCAAGGGCCTGAAAAAGGTACTTCCAAGTGTGGACGCGATTATTGAGCGCCACTTAAAGGACTGAGATGATCGACCCACTTGAAACCTGTATCAATCATGTGCTGGCTCACCCGGCCGTCCAGGCGACCGTAGAGGGCCGGGTGGGAGCAAAGCATAAATATGCCCAGGCGACCAGTACACCGCCCGCTCCCTGGCTGCTGACCGCCCGAAGCATCACCCTGGCGGATGATGGCAACGTTGCACCAGACATTTCTATCGGCCAGCATACCGGTCGGCTGGATGTGCGGTGCTATGGCTCATCCGCCTACGAGGCCAAGCAGGCCTATCTCGCCTTTCTGGCGTGTGTCCGGGCAACCGAGACCCGGTGCGCGGTCATCACCCAGGCAGGCACCGCCCTGCTGTACTGGCTGGTGATGGATACCAGCCCATCACAGCTGTACGACTCGGACCTGTCACTCGATTTTGTGCAATGCTTTGCACGCTACGCCGTCGCTGAGACGGCTCTAGAGGAGGTCAGCAATGGCTGACAGCGCAATGACCCCCTACGCCCAACTGGTGGGCGCGGTCAAAATCTATATCGCGCCGTATGGCACGGCCATCCCGGATATTGACACAACGCCTGGCGCGAGCTGGACCGAGCTCGGCGCGACCGACGGCGACCAGGGCACCGAGTTCTCGGGCGATCTGACCGTCTTCCGCGACAACGATCATACCGGCCCGGTTAAGGCAGCCCGTCCCGAGGAAGACGTGATGCTCACGTTTACCCTCGTCGACTCCCGGCTGGAGAAAATCAGCCGCATTATGCACAACGTCAGCCGGGTCACCACGACCACCAGCGGCGCCAGCGCCGTGAAGGAGATGGGCTTCAAGCGGGGCGCGACCCCGACCGAGTACGCCATGCTGTGGAAGGGGCAGGCCGATAGCCCGTACGGGCTGTACCCCGGCCAGAACTATTTCCCCCGCGTGGTCAGCAACTCCAGCCCCAAGCCGGTCCGGGGCAAGGATCAGCGCGCCGAGTATGAATGCGAGTTCATGGCGCTTGAGGACGACAATCAGGGCGACGAGAACAAAAAGCTCGGCTGGTCGGTTGTTGGTATCTAGTCGGTCGGTCGGATTGAAGCAACACGGCGGGGAATCGCTCCCCGCCCTCTTGTAAAGGAGCTCGCATGAGCAACACATTTACCCTGGCCATTGCAGCCCCGGAGCCGCTGTTTATGGAAGATCCCGACACCGGCGCGATGTATCCGATCAAGCGCTCCAGCGAATTCGGTCTGGTCGAGATCCAGCGCTTTGAGGCGATGCAGCAGGGACTTAATAAAAAGCAGGCGGCAATCCAAAAGGCCGTTGAGAGCAGAAACGAGCATCAGGTCAGGGCTGCAGAAAACCTGCTGATGGGCCTGACGGGCCAGATGATTCGCACCCTTGTGCCGACTGCGCCGATTACCCGGCTCAACACGATGGGAGTGCTGGAGAGACTCGGGTTCATCAACTGGTGGAATGAGGAAAACGCCCCAAAAGCGCGGACGGCGTCGACGCTACCAGCGAGCTCGATGCCGATGGAGACGGACCAGGAGTCAGTATCGACATTGTCCTAGAACGCATTGCGGCGCTCTATGCCCGCTTTGTGGCGTTCTATGGCACTCCTGAATCGTTCTGGACGATGCCTGTCTGGATGCTGGAGATGTTGCTGACCCAGATGCCCGCTCGCGAGGCGGCGCTGCAGCTGGATGGAATTACCGTCGCGCTCAGTCCGCATCTTAAAACCAGCGATCTGCGCAGCCTGATCCGCCGACTGGAGCGCCGCGCGGATAGCACACCGACTGAAACGCCCGATCCAATGGAGAAAATCGCTCACGATCCCGAAGCGGCCCGCGCCTGGTTCGTAGCCCACGGGATTGTTACCGCAGGAGACCATCATGACGGACAAGGAATTCTGGACACAGATGTACCGGCATCATAAAGCGATTGCCGACACCATCAAGCAGCATCATATCAAACCAAGCCGCCGGCGCCGGATGCCACCGCCCGCCTACGAGACACGAGAGGTCAATCCCGATAAAGCAGAAGGCTGGTTTGAGGCCAATGGAGTGACCGTCGCACGGCGGATCGAAAACAAATAAATACCTTGGGGTCGTCCTCACCGTTTCGACGTTCACGACGCCCGCTTCTACGTCGCCGCCCAGCGCGCCCACGTCAATTCCTTAATTGATGGTGGGCGTTTTCTATGGCGAATTTTACTCTTGGCTCAGCCTCACTCGGGACTGAAGTTGATCTGAGCGGCCTGTCTGATGGCCTGGAGGAGGGTCGCGGCCTTGCGGAGCGCGGTGGAGATTCCATCGGCAGCACCCTGGGATCCGCGATCACCAAAGGCATGATGGTTGCCGGAGCGGCCATCACCACCGCGCTGGCCGGGATTGCTGGCGCGGGGATAATTTCGTTTATGGGCTTCGAGCGCCAAATGAACGAGGTCTTTACCTTGCTCCCTGGCATCTCGCAGCAGGCAATGGGCGCGATGAGCGATCAGGTAAAGAC